ATGAAAAAGTTTTGGGGTTTTGTGACCATAATATGGATAGTTCTATCTATAATAGATTTTATTAAATTTAGTAATGGAATTCCTGTTGAACCAAATAATTGGTTTCACCAATTAAGTTTTAATGTATTTGCAGTAACATTAGCTGGTACATGGGCAGGATGGTTTTAATAAGGAGAAGTATGAAATCAAGTTTTAATCGCATAGCAAATGTAGGCAATCGATATCAAGGTAGTTATAAAAGAGTACTTTGTGTTTGTTCAGCAGGTTTATTAAGATCACCTACTACAGCATACGTTCTATCTTTAGATCCCTATAATTATAATACAAGAAGTGCTGGTATTACAAACGAGTTTGCTCTTATTCCAGTAGATGATGTGTTGATAGCTTGGGCTGATGAAATTGTATGTATGTCTCAGGAACAAGTACAGATTATTCATGCTAAGTTTGAACCCTCAAGAAAAGTAATAAGTTTGGATATTCCGGATCAGTTTGAGTACAGAGATCCAGAACTTATTGAATTAATCAAAACTAATTATAATAAATATCTAAATGGAGAGATTGATGGCTAAAATGTATATTAAAAGAACCTGGGATTCTTATGTAGAGGATTGGCAGGAAACTTTCTATGTAGTTGAGCCTGAAGATGATCTAGATTGGATTAATGAAGAAGCAGAAAATGGACCTATATTTGAAGTGCCAGATGAATTAGCAGAAAAATATAATTTAATTTGGTACACTAAAGAATTATTAGAAAAACAAATCAGAGTTTTAGAACCTTAAAATGTTTAAATATAAATACAACGTATATCATTTAAAATACATGAAAGATCAGATATGGGAATGTAAAGATAATATAGATGTATATTCCACTTTATCCGAATTTGAACATGAACAAATTAAAAATTATGTACCTATACAACCTGTTACAGTATTAGATCTAGGATGTGGTTTAGGCCGAGCTTCTATATATTTAAATTATATTTTAAATAGATCTGATATTCATTACATTCTTGCTGATACAACAGGAGATACAGAAATAACAGGTGGTTGGGATAAACAAGAATTTTACAATAAAATGGATTTAACAGCCAGTTTCTGTACCCTTAATAATTTACTTAATATAGGATTATTTGATACACAACGCAGTGATTGGGACAGTTTATCAAATATAGATTATGTTATGTCTCGATGTGCTTTTGGTATGCATTTTCCTATAGAATCTATAATGGATAAATTGTTAAAAATCACCACACCAAATGTAACTATGATATTTGGTACTAGAAATAGAGCAGTTTATTCTCATGAATCCTTTAAAGATTTATTTAAAGAAGTTTATTTTATAGAGCAAGAAAAACAAGAACCATATCCTCAACAAGACTGGTTGATATTAAAAGGAAAAATATGATTACTTTAAAAGATCAATCCATTTTTATATCTAAAAAATTAAATTTAGGAATAACTTATGGTTGTACACAGTCTATGGCTTGTGATTATGAACATATTCATCCATATCATGATTTGTATGATTCCTCAGCTTTTAATGAACTTTTTGAATGTATTTTAGATAAACATTATATCTATATTGGACATCGAGATAGTAATACTGGAAATAGACTTCTTATAAGATTGGATGATGATGATTCTACTGATACTTATGATTCAAATTTTAGAATGGCTTTTATAAATTCAGTATATAAATTATATTCCAAGGAGATTTAATTATGCATGAACAATATACAAAACGAACTATTTTTATCGCTAAATGTACAACTTGTCCTTTTGAAGATTCAAAATTAGAAAATCCTCCACGTGAGACAATGTGTTTTAATTGTAAAAAATGGGTTCCTTATGTAGAACAATCTTATATTGGACCTGAATTAGTAAAATGAGTAAATATACAGATCTCAAAGCTGAAGTTGAAAAGGAAGAATCTGAGAAACCTAAAAGAATTTTTGAAGGAGATTGTCCATATCCAACTAGATATAAAGATGGTGATATCGCTTATAATCACAATTATAGAGATAGTGGATATAAAGAGATGACTTGTCAAAAATGTGGTTATCGTAAGTTTTTAGATGAATCTTAGAAACATAAAATAATTGGAGAGTTGTCAGAGTTTGGCTTATTGAACCAGTTTGCTAAATTGGCGAGGGCCGAAAGGTCCTCCAGAGGTTCGAATCCTCTACTCTCCGCCAATTACCCTTTATTTTCAAGGGTTTAATTGGGGTGTTGACACGACACGCCCAATTGCTGTAGTATCTAAACTTGCTGAGTGGTGAAAGGTTGTCAGTTACATCTTGTTTAAAGATTCAGCCTTTTAAAGCTGAAAATACACTGCACCGATTGTTCCCTTAGCAGCTAAATTAAAAGGAGATTAAATGAAATTTGTAGTTTATTCTAATAACGAGGAAGTTATTGTTTCTACGTTAGAAACAGAACATAAAGTTATTTCTGATTATTTTACTAATGGAGACAGAGTTTTAGATGAATATGATCGAGATGTAAAAGAAGATTCTGCAATTTCGATTAGAAATCATTTAAAAGTTGATTAAAAATTTAAGCGTTAGTGAGTGGTGTTTGATTACGGTTACATCTATTGGAAGATAAGTTGTGTGGTTCGAGTCCCACCTATCAGAGAAATCTGAATAGTAGTTTAATTGGTAAAACGTAAAATACCGTGTCTATTGTTCCCTTACTTACAATGTTGCTGGTAGTGTTAGTGGCAGTTACATCAATGTTATGATAAAAACACTGTTACGATTGTTCTCCAGCATTTTAGGCGAGTAGCTCAGAGAAAGAGCGCCAAGGGCAGACTTGTAAAAGTCGATGCTGTGGAGGTCATTGGTTCAAGTCCAGTCTCGCCTACCATAAAAATTTATAAAGTTTGGGTAGTGTAGGATTACAGTTACATCTATATACAAAGACGAGGTTATGAGTTCGAATCTCATCATGAGGCACCAACTATGCCTCTGTAGCTCAACGGTAGAGCGCGAAAATACTGTACCGATTGTTCTCCCAAAAGATTGGAAGTAGTGTAGTAACAGTTACATCAAACCAAATAATGAAAATACTGTTACGATTGTTCTCTTCCATACAATAAAATATAAGAGGAAAGGAAAATGAGAAGTAATACAAAAGTTAAGACAAAGCCAGTTTTTACACATAACGGCGCAAAAGCAGCAAACATCTCTTTAGAGCGTCAGCTTGAACGAAGCGTTATGTCTTGTATGCTATTTGAAGGTACTTTCTATGAAGATGGAAAAGATGTAGCTTCACGTATACTTGATTTAGCTAATAAAGTATCAGCTAAGAAAGTAGCTGAATTAGCTGTAAAAGCACGTTCAGAAGGAAATCTTCGTCACGTTCCTCTTATTCTAGCTTTAGCACTAGCTAAAAAGCGATATGAAGGAACTGCTGATATGATTGAACAGGTAATTCAACGCCCTGATGAAATGGGAGAATTACTAGCTTTATATTGGAAGGAAGATAAAAATCAGTCAATTACTGCTCAAATGAAGAAGGGTCTTGCTAGAGCTTTTGAGAAGTTTAATGAATATTCATTATCTAAGTATCGTGGATTAGATAGAGAAGTATCTCTTAGAGATGTAATGTTTTTAGTACATCCAAATCCACCAACCAAAGAATTAGCAAAAGTATATAAAAAGCTTGCTAATAACACTTTAGAAGCGGCTGAGACTTGGGAAAAGAAAGCTTCTGCTGGTGAAGATCAGAAGAAGGTCTTTACTAATTTAATTAAGAATGAAAAGCTTGGTGCTTTAGCTATGCTTCGTAATCTTAGAAATATGAAAGAAGCAGGAGTTGCTACATCAGTAATAAAGAAAGGACTTGCCAATATGAATATTGAGCGAGTGCTTCCATTTAGATTTATTACTGCTGCTAGATATGCACCAGAATTTGAACCAGAATTAGAAGAGGCTATGTTAAAATGTTTGGATCTAGAAGAAAAACTAGAAGGTGATACATATTTTCTTGTAGATGTTAGTGGTAGTATGACTGCTAAAGTTTCAGGTAAGTCTGAAATTAGCAGAATGGACGCAGCTTGTGGTATAGCCATGCTTTTACGAGAAAAGTGTAAATCAGTTAAAATTTATACTTTCTCTACAAGTTCTCATTTAGTACCATCACGTAGAGGTTTTCCTTTAAGAGATGCTATTACAAGCGCACCAAATTATGGTGGTGGAACTAATTTAGGTTCTGCTTTACGTCAAATTCCTAAAGACTATGATAGATTAATTGTAATAACTGATGAACAGTCGTCAGATAGAGTTCCTAATCCACAAGGATTAGGATATTGTATTAACGTGGCTTCCTATGCTAATGGAGTAGGTTATGGTGAATGGGTACACGTTGATGGATTCTCTGAACAAGTAGTTCATTTCATTGAATCTTATGAGGATATTTTGAATGATTAATATCAGATATTATGAACGTAATCTGATAAAATAATTACTCAATGTAATTTTCTAGGCCCGCCATTCTACCAGACTGGGATGGCAATATAACCTTAATAGCCCATAGAGAAATCTATGGGCTATTTTCATTTTACAGTGGAGGAAATGCTGATGCCGTTAACCATCTACCAATGCGAAAACTGTGCAGAATGTCAATTTAATCCTCTGCCACGATGTCCTAACTGTAGAAGTAGAAATTTTAAACCACGTACATATCATGGAACTATAATCATGCTTGAGATATTTGATCTATCTGATTTAGATATAGATCTAAGTAAAATGACTATAGTAGATAAAAAGAAAAAGAAGAAGAAGAAATAACACAAACTAATGGAGGTTAGTTTATGCCATTCAATCTGTATCAGTGTGAAGGTTGTTATGAGTGTTATTATGATCCAAGAGAAGAGTGTCCTAAATGTAAACACACAATATTTAAGACATTTACTTATGAGGGAGAGAGATTTTATAAAATAGATATTACACACATAATACCTACTTTTAAATTTTCTTGGGAAAGGGAAAATGTAGATTTAGATAAAACTATAGATTTAGATAATATGGAAATTGTAGATAAGAAAGAATGATATGAGGAATAATAAATTATGGATACAAATGAATACGTTTGTCCTAAATGTGGGACCAATGATAATATATCAGAATGCTCATTAGCTTGGGTGGAATATAGAGGACAATTTGATGAAAGTGGACATATAGTTATGTTTGATACAGAAACTCCTATAATAGGAGATAATCCCGACGATCCATATACACATTATATATGTGCTAATTGTCATGAAACTTTTGATGAACCAATAAGTAGAATATCATATGAAGAATCTCTTGAACAAGAGTCGTGTAGAGCATAAAAAACTTCCATTTGGATTAAGAATGGCACGAGTAGGAATGCTTAAATCTACTCATAAAATAAAAGTAGGCGCTGCCCTTATTTCTAAGGGTAAAATTATAGTTGCTTGGAATATGACTAAAACCAGTCCTGCTGCACTAAGACATAATTATAGATGGGCAGATCAAGCACATGCTGAATTTAATCTATTCAGTCATACAGTTGTACCAGGAACTATTGGTGGAACCGTATTTGTTATAAGAGAATTAGCAAATGGAAGTTTGGCCACGGCAAAACCATGTGAAAAATGTAGAGACTTTCTCAAATTTATGGGAATAAAGCGAATAGTATACAGTATGTATAATAAAATAGTAAAGGAGAAGTTATGACAAAACAACGATTGAGAGATAAATTAGTAGAAAAATTAAATTACAAAACTTGGACACGTAGAGTTCTTGCTAGAAATGCGAAAGGAGAAGAAGTAAATCCTCTTTCAAAACAAGCAGTTCGTTGGTGTGTCGGTGGATTACAATGCAAAATTTCAAAAAGGAGTTGGATGAATTCTTCTCCTGAATGGATTGAACTTAAAAATGATTTCGTTAATAAATGGACCGATTCTATTACAGAAACTAATGATAAATTTAATTTTTCTGAACTTAAAAAGAGACTAATTAACCTATATTAGGAAATTATGACCGTATTTGAAATATTAAAAAATGTGGCTAATACTTCATCTAAAAATGAAAAGAAAGCGATTCTTGAAGCAAACAAAGATAATGAGGATCTTAAAGAAGTAATAAAATCAGCTTATGATCCATTCATTAATTTTTATATCAGAAAAATACCTGATCATAAAAATATTCCAGCTCACGCCGGTCGTAATACTTTAAAATGGGCTATTGAATCTTTAGATGGATTATCTTCTCGTAAATATACTGGCAATGAAGGTATCGATTATCTTAAAAATATTCTTTATTTAATTTCACCTGAAGATTCAGATATAATTTCTAGAATAATAGGAAGAGATTTGCGTTGCGGATTCTCTGAAAGCACTGCAAATAAAATATGGCCAGGATTAATTTTTGAATATCCTTGTATGCTTTGTGCTACACCTGATGAAAATGTATTATCTATGATGACATTTCCTGCCTATTTTCAAATGAAATTAGATGGAATGCGTTTTAATGCTATTGTAAAAGATAATAAAGTAGAATATAGATCACGTAATGGCAAGCTGATTGAATTATTTGATATACTAGATTATCAATTTCTTGATTTACTTCATTGGAATGGTGGCGGTGGTGGCGGTGAAATGGTTTATGATGGAGAATTACTTATCTATTCAGATAATGATACTCCAATGCCTAGACAAATAAGCAATGGAATATTACAAAGAGCAATAAAAGGTAAAGCAACCAAAGAAAATCTTAAAGGAGTTACTGCAGTTTTGTGGGATTGGATTCCACTTAAAACTTTTAAAATGGGATTTGATATGACTCCATATCAAATTCGTTTTGATAATTTAGAATATGAATGGAAAGAAGCAACTACTCCTGATATTCTTCTTGTAGAATCTCATATTGTTAATTCTATGGAAGAAGTTCAAGTTCTTTATAAAAAATATCTTGCTGAGGGTCAAGAAGGTGGTATACTTAAAGCAATGAATGCACCTTGGGAAGATAAACGTTCTTATAGACAAATTAAATTTAAAGCTGAACTTGAATGTGATTTATTATGTGTAGGATATGAATTTGGAACCGGAAAAAATGCTGATAGATTAGGAGCTTTATCTCTTGAATCCAGTGACGGCATTATAAAAGTAAGAGTGGGTTCTGGTTTTACAGATGCTCACAGAGATGAATATACTGCTAATAATACTATAGGTAAAATAGTATCAGTTAAATATAATACAAGAATTAAAGATAAAAAGACTGAACAAGAAAGTTTATTTTTACCTATCTTTATAGAACTCAGACTTGATAAGTCAAAAGCTGATTCATCAAAAACTATTAAATAAGGATATTATGGCAAAAGAAATTAATCCAAATGAAACAAAAAATGAGAGATTTAAAAGATTAGCATGTGCTAGAGTTAACAAGATATTAGCTGTATATAAACACCTTTCTAATTTAAAAGGTTCCAATTATGCTAGTACACCAAATGAAAGAAATGAAATTTTATCAGTTTTACGAAAAGGAATTGAAGAAATTGAATATATATGGGCAGGAGAGAAAGGAAAAAAAGAAGCATTTACGTTCAAATCTGATTCCATAGGAGAGTAACTTATGTGGTGGGTTTTTGCAGCGGTTTGTAATTTCATAGTATTGGGAATAGTGGGGATTGCTGCAATAATAGGTATATCTCAAAAAGTTAATAAACCCGAACAAACCACTGTTTTACCTATAACATATACAGCTTTACCTTCAGCTACTCCAACGTTAGATGAAAATTATAATTACGCTTATCCTGAAGATACAGGACCTTGGGCTACAACTACTCCCAGTTGTACTCCTACAAGTACTGAATTACCGTGTGAAATGAAAGTGCCAAAAGAAGATTGGCATAGATTTTGTACTACGTTAGAAATTCCAGTAAAGAAAAAGGATTAATATGTCTACTAATGAACATTTAAATCATGCTATAATAATAGCAACCGAAGCTCATAAAAATCAAGTAGATAGAGGTGGACAACCATATATTTTTCATCCTTTAAGAGTCATGCTTAGTGTAGATCGTTTAGATGAAAAAATTGTAGCTGTATTACATGATATGGTAGAGGATACCGACACAACTTTAGAAGATCTTGGTAAATATTTTGATAAAGAAATAATAGAAGCTGTAGATGCTATATCACGAAGAAAAGATAAAGAAACGTATAAAGAATTTATTAGACGTGTATATATGAATCCTATTGCTCGTAAAGTAAAAATTGCTGACATTAAAGATAATCTTAATTTAAATAGACCAGGTTCCTTAGAGTTCTTATCAAAGGGAATTTGTCAACGATATTATGAAGCTTTATTATTTTTGGAAGATTAATAAAGGAATAAAATGCATAAAATAGAAGTAAAAAATCATCCTCCTATATTAACTTGGATGGGATTGGATTCCCCTGATGAATGGGAAACCATAGAAAAAATGAAGGGTCTTACTACCCTTCCATGGTTATTTCATCATCTTGCAATAATGGCTGATGGTCATGTAGGATTTGGCCCATGTGTTGGTTCTGTTATAGCAATGAAAGAGGCTATAAGTCCAAATGCTGTGGGTGTAGATATCGGATGTGGGATGGCAGCAATTAAATTTAAGAATTTTACTGCTAATGATTTACCTTCTGATTTAAGTGAAATTCGTACTTTACTAGAAGAAAGAATACCAGTTGGTTTTAATTCTCACGATTCAGTTAAAAAAATAGCTACTAAACTTGGTGAGAATTTGTGGAAGAAATTCAACACTCTTGATTCCAGATTGCAAGGTTTAGAAGGTAAAGCTAAAATCCAATGTGGAACTTTAGGTGGAGGAAATCATTTTTATGAAATATGTTTAGATACGCATAATAATGTATGGTTAATGCTTCATTCAGGTTCTCGCAACATTGGTAAAGAAATAGCAGAGATTCATATTAAAACTGCTAAAACTCTTGTACATAATAAAGAATTACCTGATCCGAACTATGCGGTATTTTTAGCAAATACTCCTGAATTTAAGGCATATATTAATGATTTACATTGGGCACAAGAATACGCATTTATAAATCGCAGAGTAATGATTGAATTGGGACTTGGTGCATTAAAACATTTCTTTGAACAAAAAGGAAAGATTTTAGAAACTGAAGAACCAATACTTGCACATCATAATTATGTAGAGTATGCTAAACACTTTGGTGAAATGGTTTACGTAACTAGAAAAGGTGCCATTAATGCAGAGAAAGGCAGAATGGGCATTATTCCTGGTTCAATGGGTACTCAATCTTTTATAGTAAGAGGTTTAGGTAATCCTGATTCATTTAATTCTGCTCCACACGGTGCTGGTAGAAGAATGTCTAGAGGTGGAGCAAAGAAGAAATTCACTCTAGATGATTTAAGAGAACAGACCCAAGGAGTAGAATGCAGAAAAGATAGAGGAGTGCTTGATGAAATACCTGGAGCTTATAAATCAATCCAATCTGTAATGCAAAATTCATCCGATTTAGTAGAAGTAGTAGCTGAATTAAAACAGGTTTTATGTATAAAAGGTTAATATGATAAGTGAAAAACGCATAAAACAAATACGTAAATTAGCTAATGGTACTTTAGACGTTGAAGGATGGGGAGATTCCGCTGTAGGTGATTTGCTTAAAGCTTATGATGAGCAAAGAAAGTTGCTAATTTTATTAGCAGACACTTTATCTTTTTATGCAGACCCTCAAACATATTTTGCTATAGCTTTCTTACCAGATCGTCCTAATGGAGATTTTATGGATGATTTTAGTGATTGTGAAGATGAATATGGTGATTGTTTTAAACCAGGAAAACGTGCTCGTGAAGCTATATCTAAAGTAGAAGAAATTATAAAATAATTATGGATACTAAATATATTACCATAGATGATTTATTTAAAGAAAATATAGTAGTATTAAAAAAGATAACATCTAAATATGAAAGTCAGTGTGGAAGATGTGAAAGACCTATTAAAATAGGAGATAAAATTAGATGGTCAAAAATTACTGGAGGTTTATGTTTTCCAAATTGTTTGACCACATATGAAAATGATTTATTACCGGACACTAAATTTAAACGTAAGTTTGATTTTGGTGATGAATAATGAAACGATATAAAAAATTACAATCTATAGGTGCAGAACAATGGACTGATGATTATACTCCACCACCAATTTGTTTTGGAGAATGTCCAAATTCTCGTGGCAAACCTCATCCACATCTGCATACAGTAGAAGGTAACGTAGCTTTATTTAAAGGATACTGGGTTGCTTACGGGGATTTTGGTGAAGTTTGGCCCATATCTCCTAATTTTATGTCTACATATTATGCGGAGGATTGATGGGAATAAGATTTATATATTATATTTTAGTTACAGTTGTAAATAAAGATAAGTTTTTAATTCATGGCGAACCAACTATAAATTTATATGAATTGCTAGAAGAACAAGGATTCGGTGAAAATAATATTATTGTAGAATTAGATGCAGAATATGAAGGAAGTACAAAAATATTATATAAGTGGGATATTAAATTTAATACTTGGCAAATGATAAATTAGTTGGAGAATACTTAATGTTTGAGGATGCTTGGGAAATACTTAATAGATTATTTATAGCTGATGCTCCATTTTCAAAAAGCCAGTATCTTGATAAAATAACATCTAATAAAATTTTTGTGCCAGAAATACAATTATGGATAGATGTATTAAAAACCACATGTGAAGATTGGTTAAACTATAAAAATTCTCCAACTTTAGAAAATTTTAAATTAATTAAAGATATAGATTCATGGGCATTCAAAGATAGTTTTGCTATTAATAGAATGTGTGAAACTATGTATTTAGCTTTTAGAATTGAACCAGATACATTTAAAACAAAATTTAGAAAATGGTTAGAAAAAGAACGATATTTTTACATAAATTCATTTACTACTTTTATACAAAATGAACCTTTTGAAGTTATGACAGAGGAAGTAATTTGGTATGATATCAATAATAAAAGCACAGGAGATAGTTAAATATTTATCTGATTACTTTCAAATTGAAGAGCCCAAAGTTAAATTTGGAAAAAGTAATAGTAAGAGATGTTGGTATTATCCACTTTCAAATGAAATTTCTTTAGGTAGAAATCATGCTAATAATGATTGTGTATTGCATGAATTTACTCATGGTCTTGTCAAAAAACAAGGAGGTAATCCAATAACTCATGGTGATATGTTTGCAATACAATTATTTAAAGTCGTTGATTATTTTTATAAAGGAAAACCAAATAAATATGGATGGCGTTGGGATTATCCAAATATTTTTAAATTTTACAAATCATTAAATAACAAGGAGAAATAAAATGGAAACTGAATTTACAATTGATGACGGATTTACTAAAACACCTAGATCTACCTATCCTTTCAGAGATATTCCAATTGATGAAGTTGGGAGTCAATTAAAAATTATTCTTGCACCAGAAGAAGATTTAGATAAAATTGCAGATAAAGTTCGTAATGCTGCTGGTATATTTAAAAAAGCCAATCCAGAATTTAACAATTTATCTGTACATGTACTTAGAAAGGAGAGAATTATATTAGTGCATAGAGGAGAATAAATGGCATTTATTGAAATTAAAACATTAATAGAGAAAGATAAATTCCAAACTATCTCTATTAATACTGGATTTATATATAAAATTTTTAAAGATAATAAAAATCTAAACTATAGTATTATTGCTTATGATTATGATTTAGAAACTACAGATATTGTAGCTGAACAATATACTGATTTGATTAAACGTATAAAAGAAGCTGAGGATATACCAGATGCAAATCCTAGCGATATATGAAAAAATTACTAGATTATTTATGCCAGATGAAGATGGTACTTATTTGTACTCATTTGCTTCTATTATAGAAGAACGTTTAGATGATGGCAATTGGTATAAAGAAGGAAAAGATGAGCAAGTTGCCGATGTTTTAACTCAAGAATTTGGAGATCTAAATTTAGATATAATTTTCAACAGAGATCAAGCAAATATTAAAACACGATCTAAAAATATTTATGAACAAATGCTTAGGTTTTTAACCAAACGTAGGCTTCATGAATATGAAGATTGGGATATTCTCGATACTGAGAATTAAATCGCTTAAAACTCATCCTAGAGAGCAAGACGAGACTGTTTGGTGATGCTTCTGGTCCCTGTTTTCCTCTTCTTCTTATAAGTGCCGGTTTATCTACACTTTTCACAACTGGTTGACATGACCAGTCATTTAGATTAAGCTTTGGAATAGAAACATTAAGCCCGATTTTGGGCAATTAGGAGATCATGTATTATGGAATTTGTAATCGAAACCGGTATGGCAAAGCCAAAACCAGTCCGCGCACACGGTGGACGTGCTTCACAGTATCCATTTGCTAATATGCAAATTGGACAATCATTTAAGGTAAAGTTTGGATCAACTGAAGAGAAAGAAACAGTAAAGGTAGAACGAAAAGTTCGTGCAGCAATTACTTCTTTTAAAAATAAGGAAGAAAATAAACACTTTGTACTTAGTACTCGTACTGTAACTGGCAAAGAAGAAAAGGAAAATGGAGTTCCAGGAATTCGCATTTACCGCGATGAACCAAAGCCAGCAGTAACTGTATAATAACGGTTATTATTCTGTCATTGAAAGGCACTTGAGATTTTTTATTTCAAGTGCCTTTCTATTATTATAAACTAATGGAGATATAAAATGTTAACATTTAAAAAACAAAAGAAACATGTATGTTTAGTAAAATGGCGTAGTCGTATTGAACAAGCAAAGATTAATAAATCTTTTACTTCAGAAGATAAAATGGATGCCATGAATTGGAATGTCTGTGCAGTTGGAGAAGGACAAAAATATCTAAATAACACCATCAGAAAATTAGCTTTTAAAGCTGGTGGAAGATGTGGATATATATCTTTTTCACAAATAGCTCCTGTGGATAAAAGATTAGAAGAATTAGGATGCCAATTTAGTAGTCAAGTATCTGATGATAGAATTGGTTATGCATCAAGAACTTTAGATGCAATTGAAAAAAGATTAAATCAATTATATGTGTTAGCTTAAGGAGAAATTGATGAAAACTACATGGAAAAAGATTTGTCCTATTTTACTATTAGGATTGGCTGCTTGCACTAACCCATCTACACCAGCAGGTTATGTTGGGTATGTTACTAAACATCCAATGACCACACCTGTCCATTTTTATGGATTACAAACTGGACCTACATCAACAGGGCTTGGTTGGTGTTTAGAAGCAAATAACATATTTGTAGCACCTATTACAAGCACTGAAGCTTTTGAAGGACAAACTGGAGTTCTAGCTAAAGATAATTTACATGTTGAATTTCAAGCACATTTAATTTGGAAAGTAGATCCAGATAATGTTAGAATGTTTGTTGAAAAATATGGAGCAATTGGAGATAGTCCAGATGCAGCCGCATATAATTCCTTTGTTAAAGAACCATTCCGTACTTATACTCGTGATGAAGTGCAGAAATATAATGGTCTGGATATAAAAGATAATATTACAACAATTGGAACTAATGTCCAAAATAGAGTTATGGCCTTAACTAAAGGTACTCCATTTATTGTTATTAGCGTAGTAATTGGTAATATTCAATATCCACAAACAGTTGCTGATTCAGTAGCTCAAAAACTAGCTGCAACTCAAGTACTACAACAAACTACTATTGAAATTGAGACAGCTAAAGCAAAAGCACAAATCAGAGAAGCTGATGCAGAAGGTATTGCAAAAGCAATGGATGTTATTAATCAAAAACTAACCCCTTTATATGTTCAGTATGAAGCTATTCAAGCCCAAGGTAAAATGGTAAATAGCCCTAATCATACAGAAATTTATATCCCTGTAGGTCCTAACGGAGTACCTATTGTAACAACTATTAAATAAATATGACTAAAGATGAAGCGATTAATATTATTGGAAGTGATTTAGGGACACCTGGTAAAATGCCTGGATATTCATTTAGCTTATCTGCTCTCGATTGTATAACGGGAGCTAAGCTACATGAAGTTCCCGATTCGGTATGTAATAAATGTTATGCTTGGAATAGAGCAGGTTATGCTTATACTGTAGTTAAAAATGCCCAAGCACGTAGAATTAAAAATTTATATAACCCAAAATGGGTTGAAGCTATGGTTACTCTTATTAAATTAAAAATTGATAAATCAAATAGAAAATATGTCAAGCAATTATACCCACAGCCCGTTTGAAAATCATGATGATGTTAAATACTTTCGTTGGAATGATTCTGGCGACTTACAATCAGTAAAACATCTAGAAAATATAGTAGAAATAGCAAAACAATTACCTAATATAAAATTTTGGCTTCCGACACGTGAATATGGTATAGTACAAGAATGGGTTAAAAAAGGAGGAATAAAGCCAACTAATTTAATCATTCGTTTATCTGCACACATGGTTAATGGCCCACTTCCTATAAAACTTGCTAAAGAATTAAGAGTTAAAGTTAGTGGTGTACATACTCATGATAATATTCCAACTAATGCTAAGATATGTGAAGCAAGAACACGTGGCAACGTTTGTGGACCGTGCAGAGCTTGTTGGGATAATAGAGTGATGGCGGTTTCCTATCCAAAACATTAAAGGATAACTTATGACAAAGTTAGCGGATCTTATTTTAGCATTAGATTCTAATATTGATACCACTACTAATCTGTTAAAGAAGATAGTAGGTTTAATAGATACGATTAAAGTCGGACCAGTTTTATATTTTAGAAATCCTAATATATTTAATGAACTTAAAGAATTCAATTTACCAATTTGGTTTGATATAAAATTTAATGATATTCCTAATACAGTATCAAAATCTATTAGTAATTTTTTGATGAAAAATCAAAATGTAAATTTTATTTCAGTTCATTCTAGTGGTGGACCTAAAATGATGAGAGAAGCTGTTAAATCGGCTAACGATTATTCACTAGCCAATATCATTGCAGTATTGGATTTATCCTCTCAAATAGAAGCTTTAACTACTTTATCTACAAGATGGGGTTGGATACAAGAAGCAAATATAAAATATATAGTAACTTCCGATGTAAAATATATGCAGATAGGTCATGATACAAATAAATATGTTATAAAACCTGGAGTTAGATTAAATAAAGATATACAAACTGGTATAGATGATGGACATGATCAAGTATTATCAGTTCAAGAAGCATTAAATTGTAATGTTAATGCAATAGTTGTTGGACGACCTATATTATATAGTCCTGATCCAGTAAAAACTGCAAGAGAATATTTCATAGAACTTAATCATTAAATATGAAAAAGAAGAAACAAAAATCTCCAATGCAGCAGGTGAGAAAGCCAATACCAAAAGCTACTCAAATTATAAAATCGAAGAAACAAAAAATTATTGATAAATTACTTGAAGATGAAATTAAAAGCGATTGCTAAAGACCGTGACCGCTGGTACAATAAACAATGCCGACTTTCCAAGAGATTGCCGCTGAATTACACAATTTAAATAAAGAAGAACTTAAGGATTTAAAAGGTAGAATCAGTACTTTATTAGGTACAAATGGTGGCAATAGAAATACCAAACCAAAAGAAATTCTTGACAAAGATGTTAAATATTTTAAACAAATTATAATACTTCAAGCTAAAAAATATGTTGGAGTTCCTTCTGATTTCGTTTTGGGTACAGATAAATTTAATTTGGACACCTATCTTAATACTATAGCGAAAGAATTAAAAACAATAATAAACGATTTAAAATTCAATAAAACAGAATCTGTCAAATTATGTAGAGTTTTAGTAGAATCCGCACTAGCCAAAATAGAAGAAACTGGAAAACCAAAATCATTCAGAATATTAGTTTATATGATGAGTGATCCACGATCTTTATTTGATGAATCTTGGCCAGGATATTTCGGTAGCGATCTTTTTAAAGGAATAGTATTAAAATGAACGATAATAGTGATTTAAATTATATTTGGAAAATAGTAGAAGAAAGAGGTTTTACTGCTGTTCATGCTTACAGAGATTCTAATGAATCATTTAAATGGTATTGTCAATTATTACATCCAGATATAGAAAGAGTGCATGGAATGGGTATTTCATATATAGATGCATTAAGAGACGCTTTGTATAAGTAATACATGATTACATTACCAAAATTTACACAAGAGAATGTATTGACTCTCTTGTGTTTTGATGAAACAAATTGTTTATTAGCACGAAATGCTGTAACAAAAGAACTATTCGATCATCCATACCAAGAAGTGGCAGAAAAAGCCATGGATTATATTGATCGATATAAAGTTCCACCCAAAGATCATATAGCAGATGAATTAGAACCATATCTAAACAGTGCAGAGGGAGATCAATATAAAGAATTATTAAAATCAATTTATAAACTAAATGAAAATTTAAATACTCAATATGTTATCGATAAGCTATTAGAATTTATAAGAGGAAGAAAATTCGAGACAGCTTTATATGATGCTGCTGCCTTACAATTAAAAGGTAATATTGACGAAGCCGAAGAAGTTATACATAAAGCTATTAATTTTAAATTAACTCTATTTGATGCTGGTGTAAAATTAACAGACTTAAGTTTTTTAGCTAAAAATCTAGAAGAAGAAAATATATATTCTACTGGTATACATGCTTTAGATGCAGCCAAAGTAGGACCAGCAAATAAACAACTTTATGTATTTCTTGGAAAGAAAAGTTGTGGTAAATCTTGGCATGTAATTCAAATGAGTAAAGTTAATATATTACTCAACCAAAAAATAGCACATATTACATTAGAAATTTCAAAAGAACTTTGTCAGCAGAGATATATACAAAATTTTCTATCATTTACCAAATGGCAAATGGATATGGTTAAAAGTCCATTCTTTGTGAGAGATAATGGAAAAATAACTAGAGTAGATCAAAAATTAGTTTTAAATAGACCTTCATTAGAGGATGCTGATGTCATTGATAAAATACAAGAACAATGGGCTAAGTTTGGACCTAGATTAGAAAATAATCTACGAATAAAAGAATTCTTTACCGGACAGTTAACCATGTCTCATTTACGTGGTTATCTAGATAATTTAGAACGTACAGAGAATTTTATTCCAGATATTCTAATTATAGATCAAGCCAGTCATATGAAGCTTAATAGATCTAATAAAGATGATTTTAGAATATCTTTAGGTGGTTTATATATAGATTTACGTGGATTAGCAGTAGAAAGAAATTTGGCTGTAGTAACTAATCATCATATTAATAGAGCAGGAGCAATGGCAAAATTTACTACAGGTGAACACGTATCAGAAGATTTTTCTATTTTAGCTACAGCAGATACCGGTATAGTTTACAATCAACGACCCGCTGAAAGAAAATATAAACTAGCAAGATTGTGGGTAGATCGTGGCAGATCTCAAAAGAGTGGATTCATGGTGTTAGTTGCTCAGAATTATGATTTGGGGCAATTTAGTTTAGATAGTGATATACTACCTAATAGTTATAATCCTGATGCTGGAAATGCAGAAGAAATGTTCGATGGTACAAACAATTCTGCATCAGGTGATGTAGAGTTAATAGTGGATGAATAAGGAGTTTTAAATGACTAGTTTGGCTGGAATTTTTATATTTAATGGATTAGTTTGGTGGATTATTGCAGGATCATGTTTATTAGGAATGTGGATAACCGAAGAACAAGAATCATATGGAAGTTCATTTTTCTGTCTTTTGTTTTTAGGATTTTTAGTACAGATTAAATATCATATATTTCAAGGATTATTACTCAATCCAACTTTATATATTTATGTAGCAATAAGTTATTTGTTTATTGGAGGAGTTTGGTCTATATTTAAATGGTATTTATATTCTTTAAGTGAAGCCGAAAGAGTTATAGAAAGTACAAAAAATTATTTATCTAAACGTGATAATGAAACTGATGAAAACTATAACAATCGTAAGCTAGATAATATAAGAAACAGTACACCTGTAGCATCCAAGAATAAAGAAAAAATTACAGCTTGGATATGCTATTGGCCTCTTAATTTAGTTTGGACATGTATAAATGATCTAGTTAAACGTGTCATAGATAAAATTTATGATCTATTAGAAAATTTATATAATTCTATTTCAAAATCAGTATTTAATAAAGCATTAGCAAAATTTAGTAAGAATGTATCCAGTTCTTAGACCAATAAAACCTGAAATTCTAGAATGGTTTTCATCCAGAAAACTTAGAACTTTCGAATGGATGAAAGAGCTTCCAGAAGAGGAACTTGATAAACAAATATCACAGTTAGTTCCTACGCCTTCGTTTGTACTGCCCTTATTTAAAGAACAGAAAATTATGTTCTTATTGGGGGCATTAGAATCGAATTTTATATTTTGGGCCAGTCCTGGTGTTGGTAAAACAGCTATATCTTTAAATCTTATTAATTATAGATACGATAAAAATAAACCTGCATTGGTTTTAGTACCAGATTTAGCTAACATAGAAAATTGGATGACTGAATGTAAAATATTCGTCCCTCATTTAAAATGTATTCCTTTAGTTGGAACCAAACAACAAAGAATAAAATCTCTCCAAAAAAATGGAGATATCTATATAGTAAATTATGATGGTATAAGTTCCATATTAAATAGTAGTATTGATAGAAGTATATCTATTAATCCTGGCGAAGTAGCCAATTTTGCTAAAATGTTTAATACTATTATCTATGATGAAATGATAGAAGTAAAAAATACTAAATCTATATCATTTCAGGTATGTAAAGTATTATCTAAATATATTCCTTATAGATATGGATTGACTGGCAGACCTTTTGGTAGAGCAGCTTTAGATTTATGGGCACAATTTTATGTAATTGATGGTGGAGAAACTTTAGGAAATAATTTAGAAATATTTAAACAATCCTTCTTTACACCAAAAATTACTCCATTTACTATTAATTGGGTACCTAATGATGAAAAACTTGAAACGTTCCACAAAGTATTGCAAAATAAGGCGATATACTTTCCACCTGTTCCTTTGCCTGCGCCTATCTGCACTACTATAGAAATTGAATTATCAGATGAAGCTAAAATCTATTATAGAAAACTCAAAGGAAGTTTAATATCTGATCTAAAAGAAGATGCTTGGAAAGCAAAGATTAAAAATCCTTTTGTTAAATTTAGACAGATATGTTCTGGATATTTATTAGTAGATGACACAGAGATAGATGAAGATACTGGAGAAGAATATAAAATATCTACTGATGAAATAAGTTTTGATAATCCTAAAGAACAGATAATAGAAAAATTAATAGCTATGCTACCAGCCGGTAGAAAGATGATTATTTTTTATGCTTTTACTCCTTCTGGTAAACGTATAACAAATAAGCTTATTTCTATGAAAGTTCCTCATACTTGGTTATGGGGAAAAGCTAAAAATAAAGATGAGATTTTAAATAAGTTTAAAAATGATCCTAAATGTAGAATCATGGTTACTAATTTAAAATCTGGTTCTATGGGATTAAATCTTCAAGTAGCTAACTATGAAGTATGGTATGAAAATGCAGATAATGCCATGACTAGAGTTCAGGGTGAGGCTAGAACTTGGAGAAGAGGTCAAACTGAGCAGGTTTATATTTATGATATTAGAGTAAAAAATTCAGTTGAAAAGAAGATACATGAATTTGTAGAAGAAGGTAGAATTTTATTTCAACACTTAGTTGAAGGTAAATTATCTGATAAAGAGAAAAAGAAATTAGAAGCTTCATTTATTACTAAATTTAAAACTAAAAAAGCTATATTAGAAGCTATAGGAAATGTATAA